TGACCAAGTTTACACTGATTGTGGCCGGGCTACCACTGACATTTGTCGCGGTGAACTTGTCGATGATCGTGGCCGTGGCGTTGGTCGGCACGATGTACTGAGTGGTCTGGGTGTCCTCCACCAGCTTTGCAGGCACTAGGTTTCGCGCTGTGACGGTCATGTCAATTCCTTAAACAACAGCCCATGACGAGCCTGACGGCACCGTAACCGTGACGCCAGAAGCCACCGAGATCGGGCCAGAGGACATCCCGTTGTTGCCGGCGGTAATCGAATAGTTGGCCGAAATCGTCGCGTTATTTTCCCACAGCCCCAGCGCCGTGATGTTGCTGCCGCCAGCAGAAGGCGTGGCCCATTTGAGGCCCGTAGCCGTGGTCGAGTCGGCCGTCAGCACTTGGTTGTTCGTGCCCACGGCCAGCCGCACGTTGTCCGTGCCGTCGAACCCGATCAGGTCGCCCTTGGTGGTCAAGGGCGACAGGGCGTCAAACGCCGCCGTTTGAGTGGTCTGGCCCGTGCCGCCATTGGCGATCGCCACCGTGCCAGTCACGTTGGCCGCAGTGCCCGTGGTGTTCTGATTGAGGGTTGGGAAATCGCCTGCGACAGCGATCGTCAGCGCGCCAGTCCCTGTGGTGGACTTCAGGATGCCAGTTGCCAGCGAACTGGTGCCAGCCGAGTAGTCGGTGCCCGCCGTGGCCGCAGAGATCGCCGTGCCGTCGCCCTTGAGCACCCCAGTCACGCTGGTCGTGAGCGTCAGGGACGGCGTTGTGCCGCCGCTAGAAGTGCCCGCAAACCCGTTGGCCGTCGCCACAGCCACCGAGGTCAGGTACGCTCCTGCCGGCTGCTTGCTGTTGAACGTGCTCCAGTCGGTGCTGGACAGGTAGCCGTCAGCGCTGGACGTAGCGACCGGGATACTGAGCGTAGGGGTTAACCCTCCCGTAGACGCCAGCGGGGCCGAGGCGCCAACTGAACTGACGTAGCTCAGGGCCGGCACGTCGGCAGCAACTATTGTGCGGAAAGAAGGCACGCCAGCAGAGCCGTTGGGCGCGGCCAGGAACGTGTTGGCGCTTTGGGACGCAAAGTCCGACGGCGTGACGGCCAGCGTGCCGCCCAGCGTCAGGCTGCCCGAGGTGGTCACCGTGCCGGTCAGGGTCAGCCCGCTGACCGTGCCTGTGCCACTGACCGACGTCACCGTGCCCGAACCAGTGCCCGCGCCGATGGCCGTGCGGAACGTAGGCGCATCCATCGTGGTGATGCTGTTGTCCGCGTTGATCTGGACGAACGTAATGGCGCTGGGGTTGGCTAGAGTGAAGAAGTTAGCGCCCACCGTCGTGGCGCCGAGCGACGTGCGGCCCGTGGCGGCCACAAGGTTCGTAGCCCCGCCGTCCCACTGCAACCGCTCCGAATAAGCCGTGTCCCAGTTCGTTTGGCTTGCGGTGGTGGGGATGGAGTACCCAGCCGTGTAGGTGACCGCCAGCGTGCCGGCCGTGGTGACCGGGTTGCCGGAAACGGACAGCCCCGTAGGCACCGTCATGTTGACCGAGGTCACCGTGCCCGAGCCGCCGCCCCCACCACCACCGGAGTCTGGTATCGGCGGAGGGCCGACTTGCAGATCGTCTAGCGACGTCTGGTTGCCGCCGTTGCCGGCAAGGTTGAACAGGTTGAGAAAGAACCGATACCACTCACGCGACACCATCCCCGTGCGCGGATCAATGATCTCGACACGGTTAGAGGGTATGTTGGTGATATTTTGCTGTTCAGGCATTGGTCGGCGACACGATCAGTTCGGCGTCCATGATAGCGAGCTTGACAGGGTCTGTGCCCGAAATCTCGTACACACGGTCACGCAGCTTGAGCGTCATGCCCAGCCGCCGCCAAATGACGCGGCGGTAGTACTCGCCGATCTTGCCCATCGGCACCCAATACTCGTTAGACCAAGTGTGCCCGCCGTCGTCCGACCAGCGCAGCATCATCTGCGGGTCGCTGCCTTGGCCGGTGTTGGTGCCGACGCCGGCCTCGCAATCGACTTGCAGGCTGTGGTGCGCGGTCCTCTTGAGGGTGTTGGTGCCGGGCGGCAGCGCCCGCCACGAGCGCAGCCACTTCTGGATGTCGCCGTTGTCGGCGTATTCGTTCAGGTCAAAGGCATAGATGTTGCCGTTTTCAAAGTCGCCGACAACGATCTGGTCGTCGTAGACCGCCTGGCAGTTAGACCGATGGCGCACAAAGTCGCCATTGTCCCAGCCGGCCCGCTCGTGCCAGGCTTGGGTCGCCACGTCGTAGACCCAAGTGGTCTGGGCGCTCGGGAAAATCAGCACGTAGAAGGCGTGACCGTCTTGCTGGTAGGTGTAGCCGATCGCGTCCGACAGGTTGCCGTATTGCTGGATTTGCCACTCAATCGCATGGGTTGAGATGCGCGTGCCGGTGTAACCGTTGGCGCGGTAAACGATGCCTCGGCCGCGAGCGTCAGACCCCAGCCAGAACAGACCGTTATCAAGCTTGGCAACCGAGTACGGGGCAGCGCAGCCGATCTCGTTGAACGCGCCTTGGATGCGCTGCAACGGGAAGTCAGGCAGGCCCGCGTCGTACCAGACCTCGATCGAGTTGGTGCCGAACAGCCACGCCTCGCGGTGATCGACGATCAGCGACACCAAGCCGTCCGGGTCACCCTCGGCGCTGGCGAAGTCGAGCGGATCGACAGACAAGCCGTCGAGCAAGGACGTCACCCACACCCGCGCGCTGTTGGGTTCGTTGAACACGAAGTAGCCGTCGAGGTAGCCCACCTTGACCGCGCCGGGAAAATCCGGGTCAGTGATCTTGGCAAACACCTCAGTGGTTGCGTTGTAGATGAAGCCGTCGGGGTTGCAGGCGATGAAAATCTGCGTGCCGTTGTCCGATATGGACACCGGGCCGGTTCCGGTCACCGTGCCCAAGGGCTTGATCTTCCAGCGGGTCGTGTCGCCGATCACGTTGAGCCGGTAGAACGTGTCGCCTGAGACGGCGTACAGGTACTCCTTGAGCACCCACAGCCCACGGATTGGGCCGCTGCCGGCCGCAACCAGCCGGCGCAGGCCAGGGCAGCGCGACAGAAACGCCGCGCTCTTGCCGCCCTCGGGCACGATCTCGGGGTACATGTTGACCATGCGGTTGTCCGCAGCATTGACGCTGCGGGCGACGTAGCTGGAACCTAAGATCGGCGTTTTCATCAATAGTTGCCGGCGTAGATGTTGAACCGCTGCCGCGTCGCAATCAGCGAGTACGGCATCGACATCACATCGTCAGGGTTGTTGATGCGCTTGAGGTTGCGCTTGCTGGTCATGGCAATGCGCTGCACTTGAGGCGACGGCTCGACGCCAAACTCTGGCGCAAGCTCGCAGGCCAAGTTGTACGTGAAGGCGCGCAGATAGCCTGGCGGGAAAAGAATCTCAGTGACCAACTCAGCCGGCTGCGTTAGCTCTTGCACGCTGATGAAGTGCCACTCCAGCAGCCGTGTCGGGCGCGGGTAGATGTAGATGTCGAAGTTCGGGTAGGTGTTGTTGACGAACATCACCTGCGGAAAGGTCGAGGTCACGGTCTTGACCGCGATGCCGTCGTACTGCTGCTGATTGATCAGCTTGATGCCGTAGGACACGCCCGTGCCGGGGTCTTTGAAGTAGGTGGCATCGTCCACCAAGACCGGGCGCACGGCGGTGCCATTGAGGCGCACCAAGGAGCCGCTAGGGCCAAGGGTTTCGTTGATCGAGCCGACCGGCCAGTTGACGATCTGGTCGATGGTGGCAAAGACAGACAATCGCTCGGTGTTCCACGAGTCGATCATCTGGTTGAGCGCCATTAAGGCGTCTTGAGACACAGCGGCCGTCGGCGTTTCGCTCTCGGCCAGCACACCTAGCAGCCGCAACGCCCGGTTAATCTGTTCGCCTGCGGTGTAGGTCGCCATGCTATTCCTCTTGGATTAAAACGTCCTTATTGCGCCGGCTGCGCCGCGCCACAGGCTCGGGGCTGACTTCTTCAGCCACTGGCTCAAGATTGTACCTTGACCAACCGTTCTGAAGGTCAAGTTCAGCCTCGATGTCCATCGTAGCGACTTTCGCGCCGTGGACGGGATGGGTTAGGTAGATTGCTGCCATATGTGCAGAAACGGGGGCCAAAGCCCCCGCCCCTAGTTTACGAAGCCATCACAACCCAGTCGGTGCCATCGCACACCAACATGGCCCAAGCGCCAGCAGTAGCGGCAAGAATTGCCGTGCCTGCGGTGCCCGAGTTAATTGGCTTGACGTTAGATGACGCCGAGATCACCGTGTAGGTGGCCGACAGGTTTTTAATCCACACCACACGGCCAGTGTTGGCTGAAGCAGTGGGGAAGGTGACAGTAACGTTAGCCGAAGCACCGTTACAGATGACAAAGTTCTCGGTCGCGCCCAAAGTGAACGAAGCCGTCTTAGAGACGGGCGCGTTCAAATCAAGTTGCGTTCCGTTCAAAGCACCCGAAACCGAAACCGAAGCGCCAGAAATGGCGCCGGTAACGGTGACGCTTTCAAACTCTGGATCGCTATACGCAACGCCGACAGCCTTGGTATTTGGCATGATATGTCCTTTTAAAAACAGGGGGCCGAAGCCCCCTGGCTATCACGAGATGCGGTAGCAGGTCCAAGTGCCGTCGCCGGTCTTACGGGCACGGAAGTGGCCCGAAGTGGCGTTGTCAACTTGCATCGTACCAACCAGCGTCCAGCCAGTGGCCGTAGCAACAGTCACGTCGTCAGTGCCGCCGTCGATGTTAACGACGAAGAAATCAAACGCTGCGTTGACTTTGGCCGCGCTAGACACGGCGGCTTCCAAGTCTGCCACGGTGGGCAAAGTCAGATTGCCGGCAGAGCCGTCAAAGACAAACAGGCCGTTTGCCATTTGAGCAGCGGTCATAGTTGCTGCTGCGGTGATGGAGGTAGGAGCGCCCTGAACAAACAGTTGCGCCTCGCCGACGTTGCCGTCGCCGACTTGATAACCACCTGCGCCATTAGGAAGAGCCATGATAAAGTCCTTTCAAAAAAGTTACAAGAACGGGGCCGAAGCCCCATTCGATCAGCCCCAGAGGCGAACGCCCATCTGAGGACGAATCACGCTGTAGCCGTACAGCACGTCAATACGGCAAGGCATACGGTCGTTGTTGATGTCGTACTGACGAACAACGCGCAGGCTGATGCCATTGTGAACGGCGCGAGCGGCCATGTCCACACCTTGCGGCAGGAGCAGGTCGGCGGTAGCGAAGGTGATCGCGTCCTTGTGGTAGACCAAGTTCTGAGCGTACTGGCTGGAAGCCGCGCCCACAAACACCACAGCCTTGCTGTTCTGCGGCAGAACGTCCACAGTAGCCAGCGCGTGGTTGGCCGAGTACATCGGAGCCACGGTGATGTTGCCAGCGCCAGAGCCGTTCAGGGTCACGTCAGCGGCTGCGACGAACTGGAACAGCGAACCAGTGGACTCACGGGTTTGCGGGTTCACAGCGAAGCAGTCAGCAACAGTGAACACGTCGCCGAGCTTGACGGTAGCGTTTGCACCGGCGCCGGTGATGGCGATGGTGGTAGCGCCTTCAGCAGTCACAGCAGCCGACAGGGTACCGCCGGTAGCGGTGCGCGAGCCGGTGGTGAACTGCTTGATCGACTGAGACATGTTGACTTCGTCGAAGCCCAGCACGCCCATGCCCATCATGCCGTTCTTGAACTGCTTGCTGATGGTGTCGGTCGGGTTGAACAGACCTTTCATGCCTTCAACCAAGCCAGCGTTGGCCGCAGGGTTGACGGTAGCGTAGCGAGGCGACATGACCGCAGCGTTCTCGTTGAGCTTCTGCTGGGCTTGCAGCAGAACCAGCGAGGTGCTGGGGGTGGTGCCAGGCGTGCCGACGGTGTTGCCGATGTACTTGTAGCTGTTTGCCACGTCGGCGTCGATGGACGAGGCCAACTGGCTGATACGAGGCTTCAAGACACGCTCTGCGAAGTCGTCCAACTGCATGGTCAGTTCGGCAGAGGTGAAGTTCACGCCGATGTGCTTCTGCGAAGAAACAGTCAGGGTGGTGAACTGCTCGTTGTCGTCCTGAACTTGCAGGGCCGCGCCGTCGGTGACCAGAGCGCGGTCAGGCAGACGGATACGCAGGGTCGAACCGATCTTGGCACCTTCAACAGCAAAGCTGTCGTCGTACTGACGGTTCACGTTACGGGTGAGCACGAGGTTGTTCTCCAGAATCTCCAGAGCCTTCCGCGTGATCATGTCAATGGTAAGAATGCTATTCGCCATGATGCGAGTCCTTTCAAAGTTTTAGCGGTTCATTTGCGCTTGCAGCTTTTTCATCTGCCGGGCACGTTCAGCTTCAATCCAGTCCGACGTACTCATGGCCTTCACAGAGCGAGGGTCAGTTGTATCGTAGGACGAGCTTCCACTGGTTCGTGCGGTAACAGGCGAAATCGGTGCTGGCGCAGACGTTGTTGGTTTTACGATCGGATTGGTGCCAAGTTTGGCCTCAATCTTTCCAATCTCACGAGCCTGCAAAAGAGGTGACAGACGGGAAATGCGATCAGCTTCCTTCGGGTTGGTTCCCAGCCAGTAGGCTAGGTCCGGCCCCATGTCGGACGCCTTGATTGTCTCGGCCATCACGTCGGTGACTCGAAGCTGCGGGTTGTAGGCGACTTGTTCAAAGTCGTCGTACTTGGCCCTGGCTTCTTCCTCACGCTCGTGATAGGCGTCGTTAATCTCAGCCTGCTGCTTCTGGAACTCACGCTGCGCGAGCAGTTCTTCAGCCTTTTTGACCGCCAACGCTTCCGCGTAAGCATCAGGAGACTCGAAATGCTCGATAGGCGGGACTTCTTTCGGCGCTTGCGGTTGTGCAAGTTTTGCCTGCTGCTCACGTTCCCATTTGCGCTGCTCTCGGGCAAGGCGCTTGCTGATCATCGCATCGATCTCAGCCTGGGTGAATTTCTTCTCCTCGGGCGTTTGCTCGGGTTGATTCTCAGCTACTTCCGGCGCGTTTTGTGCACTTTCCGGGGCGGCCGTCGCCTCGGGTGCTGGCGCGGATTCAACTTCCGCTAAGGCTTGCTGGACTTCTTCAGTCATTTCATGTTCCGTAGGAACCCTGGTCTACTGGGCCAGTACAGTTTGGGGATTATTCGTATACAACAGTGTATTCGATGGTGTTCGCAATGTCGATGTACAGACCCTTGCTGAACCAAATACCTGGTGGGAAGCTAATGTACTGTGTGCCCGCAGCTACGGTCACAGTGTTTGCAATCTTGGGGTCGCTGGTGCTGGCCGTGGCGCTGTCGTACAGCGCAAACGTCCCGCTGGAAGTGCTGGAGATAAACACGCCAAAGAGCTTGCCACCGCCGATTTTGATCTGGGCATCCGCGTTGCCTTGTTTGTAGAGTGCCATTTCAATACCCCGTAGAGTTTTTAACCAAAAGTATGATGAACATCGAGGAGACGCTATTGTTGGTAGAGCTACCAACTGCTGTCGCTTCGATGGTGGTTTTTTCCGGCACCGCCAAAGGGTACTCAAACACGTAGTTTGCCACACCGTTGTTTAACGACGTAAGCGCCGCAGTCATGCGGATGTTGTTGGTGCCTCTGGTCAATAGCCGGCCTTGAACTTGGTTAGAGCCGCCCGTTTGACCAGAAGAAAACAATCCTTGGGAGACATACGCGGTGTAATTTGCCGGCACCGTGTAGCTGCCCGTCGTCGTGTTGTTGTAGTCAAACTTGATGATGTCGTAGGTCGTTGCAGGAACGCCTGCGGTCACGGTGCCCGTGCCGATGTAGATGTCGCCAGCGGCGCTGTTGTCCGACCCTGCGGTGGCTACGTAGGCGTAGTTGACGCGAAGCAGCGACGCGCTCATCGTAACTGCCGTCTGGCCGTTAAGAGTGACGGTTTCGGTGACTTCGTTGTAGTTTGCGTCCAATCCTTGCACGACAACCGTGCGCGCGCCCGTGCCAGCCGCCGTGTCGTTTGCGCTGGTCGAGCTTACAGTCATTTGCAACGCAGCCGCTGGAAAAGTGATCAGGCTGGGCAGCGGCCACACGCTGACTTGAGATGTGTCTACGTCTGGGTTGAAGCCAAAGACAGTAACGTTTCGGTGTCCTTGGATTTGCCCACGGGCTACTTGCAGCTCGAACAGCTCATTCTTGCCGTACTGCGTCTGCGAAACGTAAGGTGTGGTCATGCTAGGAACTTCAGTTTGTAGAGCGTTCGCAGATATATCTCGACGATATTATCAATCAACTGCTGCAACGATGAGTCTTCTTTTTTCGCCACTTTGTAGCGCATCTCCTCGACCTCAGCCAGCGACGATTCGAGGAACTCAATGATGTTGGTCGTCTTCTTGGCCGAGTGCAGGCTAATCGGCCCGATAAGACCGTGACGGCCTTGGTACGCCTCGGCAAAGTCGTCAGCCGCGCCGATGATGCGGTCATAGAAAATGTTAAGCGCCACATGCTTAGAGTAACTGCGCGTGTTCAGGTGCACCGAGTGGGCCACGTCGCGGGCCAAGAACAAGACGCCCATGAAGTTGGCGGCGGTGCTCATTGCATAGCTCCTGGTTGCATCTCTGGCTGCATCATCTCTGGCGGCGGCATTTCGGGCTGCATCTCAGGCATCTGCGCGTTCAGGTTATTACTCTCCATCGCGGCAGCCACGACGCCCATAGCGATGTCTTGAATCTGCTGCTCGGTCATGCCGGCCTGCACGGCGCTGATGCGCTGCGTCTCAGCCTGGTATGCCTTGATCTCGGCCTCGAACTCCTTGATCGACAGATCACGCGCTTCCATCGACTTCTGCACGTTCTGCAACATGCCGGCCATCTGCTGCATCTCTTGGTTCATGGCCTCCATCTGCTGCTTGGCCGCTGCCAGTGCCGGGTTGTCCTCGTCGTCGCCGATGATGGCCGGATCGATTACCTTGGCAAAGCGTTGCGACATTTCCTGAGCGCCCGGCCAGTCCATGTTCTTGACGAACAGGTCGCCAGCCACACGCCAGAGGTCTGGGTTGCCTTGCAGTAGCTGGGCCATTGCTTCAAGCGACTCTTGGCGTTTGGTGGCAAAGCCGGGGCCAGTGATGACCATGACGTCGTACTTGCCGACGCCGGGGTTGTAGATTTTCTCGACCACGATGCCCTGCTCGTTGACGATCTTCTTGACCGGCTCGGGCTGCATCGGGTTGATCTTGACCATCTTAGACTGGCCGTCCTCGCCGACGATGCGGGCGATGCGCTGCGTGTCGTAGATTTTCGGGATCAGGTCGATCAGTTGCCGGCCGATGTAGCGGATAAACCGAGCGTAGTTGTCCACGTAGTGGTACGTGCCGGTGTCCGACTCGCGCTGACGGGCTAGAATGGCCCTGCCGCTGCGCTCGTTGGACGTCTGGCCCAGCGATGCGTTGTACTGGCCGGTCGTGTTCTTGATGTCGTCAGACGCACCCATCTTGGCCTGGATCAGACCAGTCTGCGGCAGCGGCGGGGCTGCGCGCTGGGGCAGCGGCAGCACGGCTCCTGCGCCGTCGGTGACGTCCGGGTTGACCTCAAGGTAGGGCCAGTTCTGGGTGTTTGCAGTCTTCCACTGCATCTCGTAGCCCTCGAACTGGCCGCCGTAGCCGATGAACGGCGCCTTGGGGGCCAAGGCCAGCATCTCGGCTTCTTGGCTGGTCCAGTAGTTGTACATGCGCTGCGCGTCTTTGGCGTTACGCACGAGGCCGCTGACGTACAGCCGGCCCTCAACCTCAAACTCGTTGCCCACGCAGCGCACCACCGGGATGTGCGAGCCGGCCCAGTCGGACCGCTCTAGCACCTCGTAGCCGTTGATCTTGAGCCACTTGACCTTTTTGCGGTCAGACGGGCGCGAGCGCAGGGGCTTGCCGAACTGCATCCGCAGCATCTTGTCCTCGGGCGTGCCTTGGAACGCCGTGACGTTGCCGGGGTACAGGTTAAGCGTCTCTTTGGTGTTTTCGATGTAGAAATACTCGGCGATCCGCACCGTGTTTTCGTTCATCCACTGGCTAAAGCCTTGGTCACCCACACCCAGCGTTTGCAGCGTGGTGATGGGCGCAGCGTCCGGGTACTGGCGCTCGTACTCGTCCTTGGGGATGTCCTCGGTGATAAAGCACCAGCGGGCGTCAGAGCCGCACGGGTCTTGGATCAGCGGGTCCATGTAGACGCTAAACGAGTTGCGGATGCGTCCGATCTTGATGTCTTGGTCGAACGTGTTGTCGTCGCAGTACTCGGTCAGAATACGGGCGTACCCCTCGCCGTAGGACACCTGGTTCTCGCAGGCGGTGTCGTAGGCCACGTCGGCGTCCGAGATGTACTCGATGTGCCGGATCATGCCGTTGAAGATTTCCGCCACCTCGACGTCAGCGCCGTCGTCAGCAGGAATCACCTTGGGCTGCGGCCTGTTTTGCCGCTGCTCGTTGGTCACCTGATGGACGTGTTGCGGCAGCTTGTTGATGGTCAGGCACGGCCTGGCGTTGATCGTCTGGCCCTGCACCGCACCGCGAGTTGCCAGCACGTCGGCCGGCCACTGCCAGTGGTTGTCGGGCGAGCCGGCGTAAAAGCGCAGGTCGTCTAGCTCGTCCTCACGCGACTCAGACAGCGCAGAAATCGCCATGTTCAGGCGGCTGCGGGCCGTCGAGAGCACCTCGGAGTCGCTCTTGTCCTTGGCCGAGCCGCCTTCGCTGACCGCGCCAGCAGCGGCGATTCCTGTGTAGTCCATGATTACTTGATCTTGCTCAGAACCTTGGCAACGGTCGCCTTGACGTTGTTGCCTGCGGGAATGCTACCGTGGCAGCCCATGCCGGGCATCTTAGAGTACGTCTCTTTGTTGCGGTCAGGCATCCCGCCGCCGGACATCTTCGGCTCACGGGCGTTGAGTTTGCTGATGGGTTCGAGGTGCTTGCTCATTTCTTTCCTTTCGGCGCAGCGCGCTTGACAGCATATGCGATGGCAACGGCCTGTTTGACCGGCTTGCCAGCCTTGACTTCAGCCTTCACGTTCTTGCGGAAGGCTTCCTTACTAGCAGACTTGACGAGCGGCATTACTTGCCCTTCTTGGCCGTCTTGGCCGACTGTTTGAACGCCTTGTTGGTCGGCGCGCCAGGCGAGCCGGGCTTCCTCATCTTTTCGCCCGAGCCTTCTTTGATGCGCTCGCGCTTGGCGTGGATGTTAGCGTAGAGTCCGGGCTTTTTCATATCAACACTTCCATCGTTTAAGTGACGCTTTGGCGCGCTCGGCGTCGCCCTTGGCGTTCTTGACGACCCCTTCCATGCGGGCGCAAAAGCTCGCCTTGCGGCCAGCGTCGGCCTTAGTCTTGGGGCTGGGCGCCGGCGGCTTGAGGTTGGAGCCGGTGGCTGCGTTGTACTTGGCGCGGCCCTTGGCGGTCAGGCCCGCGCCCTTGCTGACGGGTAGCTTTTCGCCCCGTCCAACGCTAAGAGACACGCCTTTTTTCGCCATTACGCCCCCATCCATGAGGTTGAGACAGTACCGTAGCCCATCGACCGCGCGGTGCGCTGCTTGTCTTCGCGCATCTCGCGGTGCGCCACTGGGAAGGCAAACGTCAACGCTATTGCATCGGCTGCGTCGGGGCTTGCCAAACCACGGGCTTTCATGTCCTTTTTGGACTCTAGGTAGATCGTACCACGAGAATCGGGCTTCATCTTAGGCGAAATCAGGTCAGACTTCAAGAACCTGTCGTTTGGCACGCTTGCCGACTTGAGCCAGTCGCGCATCTCGCCCCAGATTTCCGCCCTCTTGTTGCCGTACATGATCGGGTTCTTGGCCTTGTTGCCGAAGTTCACGCCCCTGATCTTGTACCGCTGCTCCTTGAGCCGGTCCACGACCCCTGCCCCTAGCCCACCCTCGTCGATGTTGACCAGCGTCGGCTTGAACTCCTCGATGGCGTCGATGACGTGCCCGACCACCGTCATGGTGTCGTCGCCCCGGTGCCTGATAAGCTTCAAAATGTCCCGCCCCTGACGCACGGCGATGACGGTTGCGTCCGCCCCGAACCGCGCCGGGTCTACACCCACCACGATCGGCGCCGATTCGTCCTTGTACGGCTGCCGCTTCATCGCCGCGTCCACGATGCCGATGCTGATAAACTGGTCGTCGCCCTCATTCGGGAACTGACCGTACACCTCGACGTGCGCCTGGCTGCTGTCCGGCCCGTATTCCGCGATGATCTGCTCGTAGACCTGCTTGTCGGTGCCCTCGACCGTTCTCGCGTCTACGATTTTCGACTTCCAGAACTCGCGTTTGCTGTTAAACGCCTCGTAAAAGTACCCGGTGTTGCGGCGCGGGTTGGAAAACGCCAGCCAGAAGCGGTTTGGCGTGTTTTCCGTGAAAAAACCGCTCGTCACGGCCCAGATCGAGTCGTCAATACCCGACGCCTCGTCAAAAATCACCATCACGCCGTCGAAGTTGTGCACGCCAGCGTAGGCGTCGGGGTTCTCCGCCGACCACAGCCGCCCCTCGACGCCCCAGTAACGGGTGCCTTTTCGCAGATCGCGCTCGACTAGCTCGGTCAGCCACTTGGCCGGCATTAGTCTGGTGGCTGACACCTCGAACCAATGGCTGTTGATCGACATCGCCAGCCACTTTGTCAACTCGGCCCAGGTGATTGACCTTAACTGGCTCTCGGAGTTGGCCGAGATGATGGTCGTCGAGCCGATCCGCGTGGACAGCATCCAGTCCGTGATCCAACTGACTAGCGCCGACTTGCCGATACCACGGCCTGAACTGACTGCCAGGCGCAGCACGTCAAAGTCTAGACGTCCGCCGTTCTGCTTGATGTGCTCGGCCATAGTCGCGAGCACCTCGCGCTGCCACTTACGCGGTCCAGTGAAGTGCTCTAGCGGCGTGCCCTTGACGCCCCACGGATACGCGAACATCACGAACGCCAGCGGGTTGTCCTTGATGGCCGGCGACCACAGCCGAGCCATTAGCTCTTGCTCGTCCTGCGCGCTGTAGCGTGTGGTCTGCATTACAGATCAAACAGCGGGCTGACGAGCCAGATGATCACTAGAAACAAGGCGATCCACAGAAGTATTTTCATTGATAGCCTCTACGTCGGTGACGTCCAACACGCGGCGCTGCGCCTCCTGTAGCGCCGCCGTGATGCTGATCTGCTGGTTGACGTCCACACTGATGGCCTGCTTGGCGACCCAGCCGTGGACGTTCTGCAAGATCGCCAGCGCCGCCTTGGCGTCGCCCTGCTGCGCTGCCTGGT